CAAGTTAAGGCTGCTAACGTCCTGAACAACGGCTTCTCGTCGTCCTACCCCGGTGGTGACAACGTGGCTCTGTTCTCGTCTGCGCACCCTCTGGTTTCTGGTGGCACCAACAGCAACATTCCGTCAACTCCGGCTGACTTGAATGAAACTTCGCTGGAAAACGCTGTGATTCAGATCGCTGCGTGGACTGACGAACGTAGTCTGCTGATTGCTGCGAAGCCTAAAAAGCTGATCGTTCCACCTGCTCTGCAGTTCGTTGCTACTCGTCTGCTCGAAACCAGCCTCCGTGTTGGTACAAACGACAACGACATCAACGCAATCAAGAACAACGGTTCGATCCCAGAAGGCTATACGATCAACCACTTCCTGACCGACACAAACGCATGGTTCCTGACCACTGACGTTCCAAACGGCATGAAGCACTTTGTTCGTACCCCGATGTCTACGTCCATGGACGGTGATTTCGATACTGGCAACGTTCGTTACAAGGCTCGTGAGCGTTACTCGTTCGGCTGGTCTGACCCGCTGGGCATGTACGGCTCGCAAGGCGCGTAAGAGAGAGGGGGGGCTTTACCGCCCCCCTTTTTTGGTATATAAAGTACTGAATTCCGGGGTTTATCCGGTGCGATCGAACAGGCTCCCCGGCCTGACTTCATGCAGATCGTCGCACCTAACCGCATGAGGGAAAATCAAATGGCACTTTCTACCACCCAAAGTATTTGGCGTTCGGGCGGCGGCGATCAGACTCGCACCGCATACTGTGGCTCCGGCGTAATGGCTGCGCAGTTCTACATCCCTGACGCATCTGAGTCCGCTAACGTCGTAGTTTCTTCGGCTTCGGGCGCTCCTAACCTTATTCTCCCTGCTGGTGCTGTTGTCCTTTCGGTAAACATCACTACTGCTGGCGCTGGTTCGGTTGATATTGGTACCACTGGCGTGGCTTCCGGCACTGCTACTCCCGCTGCTATTGCTAACAACCTGTCTGTGGCTACGGCTGGCTTGGTTACCTCGGGTCTGACTCTGACTGCAATTAGCGAACTGTCGTATGTGACTTCACGTATCGACACAAGCGGTAATAACCCTGTTGCCGGTTACATCACTTACTTCGTAGCCGATCCACTGGTTGGTCAGCAGAACGTCTAATAAGGAGGCATCACCATGATGCAAACAGACGTTAAATCGGCGGAATGTGCTGCGGGTGCTAGTACTACGGCGTTCAACGGCCCTGCACGGGCCAAAGCAATTGCTATTAGTCACGGTGCTACCCCCGGCACAGTCACGATCAAGGACGGTACAGGCGGCACTACGGTGTTCTCGTACACAACTCCGGCAGTAGCAGAGGGCGTATACATGCTGTTCCCCGGCGAGGGGATTAAGTGCAGCACGACTGTCTACGTAACTTGCCCTGCGGGCGCAACCGCGACGGTGTTCTATGGCTAAGACCCCGGCATGGACTCGCAAAGAGGGCAAAAATCCCAAGGGTGGTCTAAACGCCAAAGGGAGAGCTTCTTACAACGCAGCGAATCCGGGGAAGCCGGGGTTGAAAGCCCCCCAGCCGGAAGGCGGCGCAAGGAAAAAATCATTTTGTTCCAGAATGGAAGGGATGAAAAAGAAGCTCACTTCGTCGAAAACCGCGAACGATCCGAACAGTCGGATCAATAAAAGTTTGAGGGCTTGGAAATGCTAAAAGAACATATCGAACCAGACCTGATGGACAACATCTCCATCCTTGCGGGGCTGGGTGTCCTACTTTCATGGTTGCCTACTGTGTTTTCACTTGTGTCTATTGTCTGGTTCAGCATTCGTATCTGGGAATCCGATACGGTTCGTGGCCTGACCAACCGTATTAAGGGGAAAAAAGATGAAGAGCAAAGCTAAACCTGCAAAGGGTTCTGCACGCACTAAGCGTTTTGATGTCGGCGGCACCGTTGGTGCTCTGGCCGGTCTGGGCACACTTGCTTACCTGATGTCGCGTAAGAAGAAGGGCGCGGATGAAAGCTCTGACGTAGCCGCGCGTCGTGCCTCCGGTGCTTATCGGGGGGGTGTAGGAACCGATACAACTACGGATACGAAGCCTTCCGGCCCATTTAAAGACCCTGATGTTATTACTAAAGACACTGCGCAAGCTGAAAAAGACCGAATGAATGAATCGGTTGAAACTCATCGCAAAATAACTAGCGGCGGTAGTAGTGATTCTGAACCGGATACCACACCTGTATCTACGAACAACAACAAACCTAGTAACCAGAATCAGAATCAGAACCAGAATCGGAACCGGAATCGGAACCAGAATCGAAACCAGAATCAGAACCAGAATCAGAACCAGAATCGGAACCAGAATCGGAACCAAGGATCAAGCACAAATAACGCCCCTGCGTATACAGGTCAAGGTATGGCGGGTTCGGATAAAGGAGCACCACGCGTACCCGCATTAAAGGGCGGCGAATCTAAAGTAGAAGGTGAAGGTACGCTTAAGCCTTATCCAGCCAACCTCCCTGCTGTTAAAGAAGCAGAGCGGAGAAAGCTTTTGCAAAGACGAGTTACTACAGCAGGTGACCCGAACAAGAAAGAACCAACATCTGCGGGTTTCAAGCGCATTCAGTCTGCTGTTCAAGGCACACTTGATAACGCTGGTAAAAGCACCGTTCGTTCTGACAAAGAAAAGATGGCAGCAGGTGCACGAGAAGTAGAGCGCCGCCGTCAGGAAGCAAAAGCCGCAAAGCAGGGCTATGGCATCAAAAAAGGTGGCATGGTCAAGAAGTACGCTTCTGGTGGCTCAGTCTCGTCGGCATCCAAGCGTGCAGATGGTATTGCTATGCGTGGTAAGACGAAGGGCAGGATGGTGTAATGCCAGCCAAGTCAGCAAAGCAGGAAAAGTTCATGCAAGCTGTGGCGAACAATCCAAAGTTTGCAAAAAAGGTCGGCGTACCGACAAGTGTAGGTAAAGAGTTCACTAAATCAGGAGGCGGTATGGCAACGAAGATGAACCCCGGCATGATGGCAATGATGAAGAAAAAAGCTCCAGCAAAGAAGATGGCTGGTGGTGGCATGGCTGCATCGAAGATGGGCGCTGTTAAAACTGCGGCTCCAAGCAAAGATGGCGTTGCCATGAAGGGCAAAACCAAAGGCAAGCAGATCGTCATGGCTGGCAACAAAGGTATGAAGTACGGCGGGAAGTGCTGAGATGATGGCCTCGCGTGGCATGGGTGACATTAACCCTTCTAAGATGCCTAAAGCTAAGAAAAAGGCTAGGCGGGATAACACCGACTTTACGCAATATAAAGAAGGTGGCAAGGTTAATGCAGCAGGCAATTACACAAAGCCGGAACTTCGTAAGAAGATCGTGTCGCAGGTAAAAGCCGCAGCCACCCATGGCACAGGCGCAGGTCAGTGGTCAGCCCGCAAGGCACAGCTTGTGGCTAAGAAGTACAAGGCAGCAGGTGGAGGGTATCGTGGCTGAAAAACAGAAATGGGACGAGCCAACAAATGTTGCGGCAAAGCGCGGTGCTTCTGATGCAGTAAAACGCATGAAAGAACAGAAGGCGGATTACCAAAAAGAACTGGAAGAAAAAGATAGTTTTAAAGCCAAAGCGTCTGCGTACGGTAAAGACTTTCTTGGTATGGTCAGCGCAACGCCAACTGACCTTCACGGTAATGTGCCAAGATTAAAAAGTGATATTGAGGGGCTGAAATCAAAGATTAAAAAAATGGAAGGCGAAGGCTACAAGAAGGGCGGTGCGGTAAAGTCAGCCTCATCCCGTGCAGACGGAATAGCCCAACGCGGTAAGACACGGGGTATGATGAAGTGAAAGCGCCACAGCAAAGCTTGAAAGACTGGGGAGACCAGAAATGGCGAACAAAGTCAGGAAAGCCATCGTCAAAGACCGGCGAGAGGTATCTCCCGGAAAAGGCGATCAAGGCGTTAAGCCCAGCCGAGTATGCCGCCACCACGAGGGCAAAGCGGGCAGGGAAAGCAAAAGGTAAGCAGTTCGTTGCACAGCCCAAGGGTATTGCGAAGAAAACGGCGGGGTATAGATAGTGAAAAAGCGCAAAAAATTTGATAGGGGCGGGTCCGTAATGGATAAGCCAAATCAAGATATGCGCGATCCCGCTTATCGTAAATCGCTGGAGCGGAAGCAAGCTTTAGAAGAATCGCCGCTGTCCCCCGAGGACTTAGTCGTCGGCCCGGCTAAACGTGTGTATGAAGTGGGTAAGTTGTTGTATGGTGCCCGGAGAGCAGTTAAATCGGCACCGGACATAGGCACAAATGTTTCACGCATGGTTGGAAGCTCCAAAGACGATCTTGCAAAAAAGTTGGGGTTGGGGGCAAAAGAAAATCCTGAAGACATTGCAAAACAAGCCAAGGCAATAAAAGGAGCTAAGACAGAACGTTTGGCTGAACAGATTGAAAAAGAAGGCGAAGCGCGGTTTAAAGGCAAGCTGGAGCGCCAAGCCAGAACTAGGCAGCAGCAAAAAGCTGCGGGGCGTGAAGGGTTGGAAGCGGCTGGTAAATACAACATCGTACCCATGAGTTATGGCACCCTTGGAAACATCGCCATGGAAGCCGAAGATAAAGCAAGTGGTGCGCTTCAACGTGCTAGAGAAGGTAAGAAAGCAGGTGGTGTTATAAAGTCCGCGTCTAAGCGCGGTGACGGTATAGCCCAGCGCGGTAAAACCAAAGGAAGGATGGTTTAAATGGCCTATTCAACCAACACAACTGCATTTAACCCTGACCTCAACGAGATATTCGAAGAGGCGTTTGAGCGTTGTGGCTTGGAACTGCGTACGGGCTATGACTTCCGTACGGCGCGGCGTAGTCTGAACTTCCTGATGGGTGAGTGGGCGAACCGGGGCATTAACCTGTGGACTATCGAGCAGGGCTCCATTAATCTGGCGCAGGGGGTAACTACATATGATCTACCTGATGATACCGTTGACCTTATTGAACATGTTATTCGCACTGATTCCGGACAGGGTCCTAACCAGACTGATCTGAACATCACCCGTATCAGCGTCTCCACCTATTCGAC